CGAAGGATGACACGAAGCCATACGACAGGCGCTTCGATGGGAAGCTTCTCCTGAGCGAGGAGGAAGCCGAAGCGACTCTCGAAGACGGCGACGACGAAGACGACGAGGTCACCCAATGACTTCCTTCACCGTTGACCGTCGGGCCTTCCTCGGCGTCCTGTCTCTCGTGGAACGAGCATCGGACCGCAAGGCCACGATGCCGCTCCTTGGGTCGGTGCGGATCGTCGTCCACGCGGATGGGACCCTCGAGCTCTCCGCGACGGACCTGTTCGTGGGCCTGCGCGGCACCGTGAAGGCGTCCGGGAAGGTGACGGCAGGCAGCCTCGCGGTTCCTGCTCGCGACCTCCTGGAGCGCATCAAGGCGATGCCGGACGGCAACCTCGTGGTGAGCAGCGGCGACAACGGGCAACTGACGATCAAGAGCGAGGGCAAGGCGCGCAAGTTCGTCGTCCGCTCGCAGCCTGGCGAGGACTTCCCGTCGCTCGCCACGCAGCCCACCGATGGGCCTTCCACGAAGGTGCCATCGAAGACCCTGGCGGCGCTCATCGACGGCGTGATCGAGGCTGTCTCGACCGACGACACGCGTCCGCACCTGGCGAGCGTACTGGTCGAATGGGACGGCAACACGCTGCGGATGGTCACGACGGACGGCCATCGCCTGCACAAGTCCGAAGCGGAAACGTCTTCGGTCAACACGCTGCGGATGCTCATCCCTCGCAAGGGCGTCCAAGAGCTCCGCAAGGTGTGCGATTCGTCCGACGAGGTCGAGGTGTCGCAGGCGGGGAACACGGCGTTCTTCACCGCGGGGTTCACGCTCGACGTGAAGCTGACGGATGCCCAATTCCCGCCCTACGACCAGGTCATCCCGCGGGTGAAGGAGGAGATGGGCACGATCTCCATGAAGCCGTTCGCCGACGCCGTTCGAGCCGTGTCCGTGTCGTCGGCAAAGACCACGGGCTGCGTCATCCTGGAGTTCGTCAAGGGCCAGTCGACGGTCAAGGTGTCGGCGCAATCGCCGGACTCCGGAGACGCGAGCGACGAGTTCGAGTTGGAGTCGGAGTGGACGGGGAAGAGTGTCCGCACCGGGTTCAACTTCCTCTACCTGCTCCAAGCGGCCACGGCATTCGGCGAGCAGAATCCGAAGGTCTACTGCTCCGCGGAATTGGAGCCGATGAAGCTGGAGACTAACGGACTGACGATCGTTTGCATGCCCATGCGTGTGTGACGATTGTCGTTGCCCGAAGGTTGGGCGCATGCAACGGATATGGTAGGAGACTGTCATGCTCGAACGATACGAGTCGCTCGAAGACCTGGCGTGGCGCTTCCAGCAGGCGGAGGCGTCGATCGGCGTGCGCGCGCAGAACATGGGCGACGTGAGGGGATGTGGCGTCTTCGACGATGCTGCGTCCCACAGTCTCCACACCTCTATGCGCGAGGGCAAGCACCGGCACAACGTCCAGGAGATGAGGCGGATTGACGCCTGCCTGGGGCAGATGAGCCATGCGAGCCAAGAGGCGCTGAGGCTTGCCTTCTCGCCGAGTGGTCGTGTCTCCTCGGCCGTGGCGTCACACTTCGAGATCACGGTGAAGGCTTTCGAGAAGGTCTCCTTGCTCGGCTACGCGCTCCAGTCCAGGGCGATGCGGATCGCCTACGCTTCCCATCACGAGACGGTGGTGGCGCCGGACCAGGACCAGGTCCTCGCATGGCTGGAGGCCGAAGCGAAGCCTGAAGCGCTCAAGCGGGTGAAGCGGGACGTGATGGCCGAATTGGAGCCGCTGGTGGCGGAGTACGACGGCCACCGTATCGCGTGGGTGGATCGAATGCGGGAGGAAAAGCGCATCCTGGACGCGGCGAAAGCCGAGCACCTCCAGGAGCAGATAGACGCAACACGCCGCAAACTCTGGGGAGTGCCCACATGACCGTTCCCGTCGACGACGAAGGCCACCTGAAGGTCCGGATTGTCCTCACGATTCCGCAGGTCGCGAGGCAATTCGGCTGGAACCGCCATCGAATGGCCAGACACCTCCACCGGGCCAACGACCGGCTCGGTGGTCGACTGCTCTACAACATGGGGCAGGGGACCACGCGCCCGCGTTGGACCGTCAGCGTTCCCGCGCTGAAGTCTCTTTCGCCCCAGTGGTTCCTGGACCCGGAGGAGATGCAAACGAAGTTCGCGTTCTTGGAAAAGCACGCAGCGAACACGGACGACTCGATCGAAGAGATGCGAGCGCAGATCCGAGCGAGCCAAGCGCAGATCGACATGCTGGTCGCGAAGGTCGTCGAGCTCCAGTCGAAGGTCCGAAAGACCGGATGAGGCGACCTGAACCCCAGGTCCAGATTGTCGAGAGGGAGCCGAAGGTCACCGTGCTACCGATACCCTACCCAGTGACCATTCAGTGGCCGAGACCGAAGAAGGTCGAGAAGCCAAACTGACCAAGAAAGCCCGCTCCGAGAGGACGCGGGTTTTTCTTTTGCGAATTTCGCCCTAATTTGATCGAGCGGGTACAGATTCCGCAGTACCCCTATGTGGCGCTGATGCGCAGGTCCCGTGGCTCCCCTCCTGGCCTTCGGTTGACCTGACCGCATCCCTCAAGCTCCATCCGGGTCGCGCTCAGTCCACCTCCCTCCTCCCGCTGAGTGGCGGCCCACCTATTCACGGAGTCGCATGAACACCATCGACATCCCGATCCTCGTCGACCCCAAGACGTCTTGCCAACTGTCACCGCGCGCGGGATGGGCGAGACGAGAAAATGACTAGCACAAAAACACCGTATTCCAAACGGTTGTTACGAAGTGCCGCAAAAGACGCCGAATCGTTGCGTGAGGAATGCAGGTTCCTTGCAATGTGTCGGATATTGTAGGTTCAACGATCCATGCAACGCGACGACGATCAACAGGAAGAACGGCCGGTTTCTCGGAAGTTCGTCAATAGCATGACCGCGGCCGAAAGGCAGAAGCGGGCGTGCGAGTTGCGCGCGTTGAACTACGACTTCGACGAGATCGCCAAAGAGCTTGGCTACGCGGATCGAAGCGGTGCTTGGCGAGCGGTCCGAGTGGCCATCGCGAAGATTCCGGCTCCCGCGGCGAGCGAGCTTCGCCGCATGCAGGTGGCCGACCTGCTCGAGATTCACCGAGCCCACTTCCCGTATGCGGTCGGGGTTGACCGGGATGGGGTGGAGCTGACGGGCGACGACGGCCGACGGCTGCCGCCCTCGAAGGACGCAGCGGAAATCTGCCTGAAGGTGGCGACCCGAATCGCTGCCATGTACGGCCTCGATCAGCCGAAGTCGTTGCGGGTGGAGCTCGACCGAGAGCTGTCGATGATGCTCGACAAGCTCCAGAAAGCCTTGCCTCCCGATGTCTACGAGCAAGTCCTCGCGATCGCTTCTCGCGAAGAAGGCGATGGCGAGGCTGAAGGCTCGTCTGGAAGCGAAGGAATCGAAGAATCAGATCCCAACGGGACCTGAGGACTTCGCCGAGTACGTCAACGACCCCATCGGGTTTGCCAACGACGTGCTCGGCTGTCGACTCTGGCCGAAGCAGGAGGAGATTCTCCTCTCGCTGACCACCGAGCAGCGCATTGCGGTTCGCTCGGGTCAGAAGTGCGGCAAGAGCCGAATCGTCATCATCGCGGTGCTCTGGTTCGTGTGCTGCCACAAGGACGCGAAGGTCATCATGACCGCGCCGACGGGCCGCCAGGTCCGAGAGATCCTCTGGCACGAGCTTCGGAACGTCTGCAACAAGGCGATCAAGCCGCTCGGTGCGAGCCCGGCCAAGACCCCCGCGGGAGGCATGCGCTTCCCGGATGGTCGCCAGGTCATCGGCTTCTCGGTCACGGACACCCGAAGCGAGGACATGGCCGGCACGTCGGGTGCGGCGCTGATGTACGTCATCGACGAGGCCTCTGGCTTCTCGCAGACGATCTTCGAGGCCATCGAAGGAAACCTTGGCGGATCCCCGATGGGCCGCCTGATGATCATCTCGAACCCGACGCAGCCCAGCGGGTTCTTCTTCGACGCCTTCCACCGGAGCGCGGACTTCTGGAAGAAGTTCACGATCTCCTCGGAGGAGGCCTCGCTCTACGCGGACAAGTTCCCCGGCCTCATGCGGGCGGACACCATCCGTCGGCAGGAGAAGGACAAGGGCCGCGACTCGCAGTGGTTCCGGATCCGCATTTTGGGGCAGTTCCCGAGCTCGGCGATCAACTCGGTCATCTCGCTCGCGGACGTGGACGCCTCGAAGGAGCGCTTCCTAGCTGAGACGCTCCGGCGCTTCTGCGTTGCGAAGCGACTCGGGGCCGACACTCCATCGTCCTCGCTCAAGACGCTCTCGGACATCGAGATTGCGGCGCTCTACGGGCCCAAGGACGGGCCTCTCGAGTTCGGGGCGGACGTTGCCCGCTTCGGTGACGACTCGACCGTTATACGGCCACGTCGTGGCGAGTACCTCCTGCCGTACCGATTGGTCCACGGCTTCGACACCCAGGAAGTTGCGGGTGCTGTCGCGGCGATGGTCCGAGACCTGGCGGCGCCTAACGAGGTCGCCCTCGTCAAGGTCGACGGCATCGGGTACGGCGCGGGCGTAGTCGACGCTTTGCGACGGGTGGAGTTTCAATCCATCCTTCGCGTCATCGACGTCAACGTCTCGAAGACATCGGACGACCCGGAGCGCTTCCCGAACCTCCGTTCCCAACTCTGGTTCGCCATTACGGAGTTTCTCCGAGGTGGCGGTTGCCTTCACGACGCCAGTGGCGACGAGGACGGTAAGCTAGACGCGGAGCTCCTAACTCCGACCTACAAGATCGACCCGCAAGGTCGGCAGGTCGTTGAGCCGAAGGCAGACACCAAACAGAGGCTTGGTCGGTCTCCTGACCGGGCCGATGCCACGGCCCTCGCCATCTACAACGCGCAGATAGCGCCGGTGATGGCGCCCATAAAGCCACCAGTGCAAACGCCCTCCCGCTGGGGCTCCGACCGAGGATTCTGAATGCGCGCCTATCTCGCCAAAGCCGCGTTCGCGGTTGCCAGTGCCTTCGGCGCTGCGCCAATCGTCGAGCGCGCAAGCCTTGGCGCGAAGGGCGCACGTGTCATCCCTGACCAGGCGCTCTGGGCTCAGTACCATCGCATCGGTGGTTCGCTCACCCCGCAACGCGTCTCGCAGATCCTCCGAGAGGCGGACACCGGCGAGACGCGGCGGTACATCGACCTCCTCAACGACGCGCGGCAGAAGGACGGCCACCTCCAAGGCATCCTCTCGCAGGTCGAGGAGTCGATCGCCGAGCTCGACTGGACGCTCACGCTTCCGGAGGGCCAGAAGGACCGCAAGCGGAACAAGAAGATCGTGGCCTTCCTCACGGAGGCCTTGCGAGGCACGACGGGCTCGTCTCAGGACGACACGAAGGGCTTCGGCGACATCGTGTCGCACCTTGCGGGCTCCTTCTATTACGGCCACGCGGTGTCGGAGATCCTTTGGAAGAAGGATGACGCAGGCTACCTCGTGCCGAAGGGCTTCGAGCTTCTGAATGCGCGTCGGTTCGGCTACCGCCAGACGGACGGAGCCTTCGTTTGGCGCGACGAGACCACGACCTTCCAGGGCGTTCGGATCCAAGAGGAATACCCGAACCGCTTCGTCGTCGCGCAGCCTCGCGTGAACGGTGACCTACCCTCTCGAGAGGGTCTCGGTCGCGTGTTGATGTGGGCCGCACTCTTCCGCAACTGGTCGCTATCGGACTGGCTCCGTACGGCGGAGTTGTCGTGGAAGCCCTGGCGCGTCGGGTACTACGAGAAGGGCGCTAGCGAGCCGGACAAGACGGCCCTCGCCCAGGTGATGGAAAGCCTGATGTCGTCGGGCTCGGCCATCCTCGCCGACACGACGAAGTTCGACGTTCATTGGCCTGGCGGCTCTGGTGGATCGGGCTCGCGTCCGACCCACGCGGAACTGTTCAACGTCATCGCGCAGGAGATGAGCAAGGCGGCGCTCGGTGCAACCGAGACGGTTCAATCCTCGTCTTCGAGCGGCTACGCGCAGGCGAAGGTCCACGCCGGGGTGAGCAAGACGATCCTCCGAGCACGCGCTCGGCAGATTGCCATGGTCATCATGCGCGACCTCATCCGACCGATGGTCGAGATGAATTTCGGCCGCAAGGCCTTGGTCCCGACGTTCGCGTTCGTGCTCCCCGACCCGGTAGACATCGCGCAGTTCGGCAAGGGCATCAAGGACCTCGTGGAGGCCGGATTGAAGGTTCCTCAAGCGTGGGTCCGCTCGCGCATTGGAGCGCCAGATCCGGTCGACGAGGAGGACGTTCTCGAGCCTCACGCGCCTGAGCCTGCCGAGCCTGAAGACCCGACGGACCCGGCAACGGATCCAAACACACCGGCTCCCGATGGTGGCGGAGACACACCTGATGTCCCAGCAACCGACGACGGAGAAGACCCTCCTGAAGATGCGTGACCGCGCGATGCGCGATGCGCACGAGATTCGGGAGCGCCTCCACCACGAACACGAGCGACACGCTCGCCAACGACAAGAGGCCAACGATGCCCGACACGACTCCGCAGGCTGAGGCCTCGCCCTTCATTGGTCTCGCGCTGACCTTCAAGTCGATCAACGTCGAGGCCCGCACCGCGGACTTCGTAGCATCGACGGACGCGGTCGACTCGTACGACGAGATCGTCGATCAGTCCTCCTGGGAGCTCGACATCTACAAGTCGAACCCGGTGGTCCTCTTCGCGCACAAGTCGCGAGACCTCCCGATCGGAAAGAGCACCGACGTCCAGGTCCGCAATGGCCGACTGGAGTGCACGATCGAGTTCGCTCCGGAGAGCGCTAACCCCGAAGCGGAGCGCGTGTGGCAACTGGTCCAAGGCCAGTACCTCCGCGCCGTGTCGGTCGGATTCATCCCTCGGGACTACCGCTGGGAGAAGCGCAACGGCGTGGAGGTGATTGTTCTCTACGGGAACAGCCTCCGAGAAATCAGCGTGACGCCGGTGCCGGCGAATCACGAAGCGCTCGCAAAGATGCGGGCGCGCGCACTGGCCGCAAAGGCCGACAATGGGCCCCGAACGCCCGCAACGTTGCCCGAATCGGGCCCGGAGACGCAAATGGACGAAGCAACGCAGAAGGCGCTCGATACCAAGGACGCCGAGATCAAGACCCTCGGCGAGAAACACCGCGAGTCGGAGAAGGCGCTCGAAACCCTCGGCCTCGAAGCCAAAGCCTCGAAGGAAGCCCTCGAGAAGCTCACCGCCGAGACCACCGCCCTCGAAGCGAAGGCCAAGGCCGCGCTGGGCGCCGGCGAGAAGGAGACCCTCGACGAGGCCTGCGTGCGCGTGGCTGCCGAGAAGGCCGCCCTCGCGGACGAGATGCTCGCGAAGGACGTCGACGCGCTCGTCGGCAAGAAGCTGGTCCCCGCGCAGAAGGACGAGTTCGTCACCCTCGCGAAGACCGACCGCAAGCTCTTCGAGAGCATCGTCAAGAACCTGCCCGACCTCAATCTCACCACGCCGGTGGTCGATGCGACCAAGGGCGCGGGCGAAGTTGCGGACCTTGCGAGCATGGTCGGCGCTCCTGGAAGCGCTGGCGAAGGCTCTGACCTCACCTCCTTCCTCGACGACTGACCCCAGCGCGAGAGCGCTCCATTCTCAGCGTCGAACCATCCGACCGTCACAATGACGGGAGCGGAACGGCGGCGCTTTTGCTTCGAAAGGCAAAAAGCCAATGGCTACCAAGGCAAAAGTCAAGCTCAACGGAGCTTGTGTCGATACGTTCACCGTCGCCGCTGGGCAGACGGTCACCGATGGATTCCGCGTCAAGTTCGCGGCCGTGGACGGCGAGTGCCAGAACTGCGGCGCTGGCGAAGACGGCTTCGGCTATGCGCTCGCTTCGGCGACTGCGGGCCAGAAGGTCAGCATCGTGCTCGAGGGCACCGCGGTGGTGAAGGTCAAGGTCGGCACCGGTGGTGCGACCCGTGGCGCGTACGCCATCCCGGTGGCCAACGGCCTGGCGGACCAGGCGATTGCGGACGGCACCACGCCGCGCCGACTCGCAGGCAAGTTCATGCAGAGCGGCGTCGCGGGAGACTTCGTGGGGATGCTGATTGGCATCGCCACCCCGATGTCGACCGCCTGATCGAGAACCAATCGCGCGTCTGACGTCCGCGCCAGCGTTTCCGACGTCGAGCCCACCACCCACGCGCACCGAACCCGACCGCCCTCGATGGCGCGTCGGGCGGTGGCGCTCGCTCAAAGGTAATCCAATGTCCAAAGAATTCTCGGAGCATCAGGCCAACGCGTCGGGTGTCGACGCCGTTCAACGCTTCAAGGCCCTCGTCAAGCGCGCAGCCCACGACCCCAAGGTCAAGGCGGCCCTGGAGAAGGCGAACCGCGAGATCGTGGAGAAGGGCCTCAGCGGCGCCGTCCACGTCGACTCGACCCTCGCGCAGCTTTCGGTCCAGTACCGCAACGAGGCGTACATCGGCGAGCAGCTGATGCCCATCGTGCAGGTCGACCACAAGTCGAACACGTTCTTCAAGTACGGCAAGAACGATCGCCTCTCGGCGCCGGATGACTCGATGTCGGCCCGCTCGGAGCCGAACGAGATCTTCGAGACGCGCACGACCGACAACTACAGTACGAAGCCCTACGCGCTGAAGGACTTCCTCGACCTCTCCGACGTGTCCAACCATGACGCGCCGCTCAACGAGATGATCGACGCGGTGGCCGCGGTGAACGAGGCCCTCGCGCTCCAGCAGGAGAAGCGTCACGCCGCCGTGCTGACGGCCGCCGGCAACTACGCCCCAGGCAACACGGTGACCCTCTCGGGCACATCGCAGTGGTCGGACTACGTGTCCGGCGTGTCGAGCCCGTACGACGTCGTCGCCACCGCGCGCGATGCCATCTGGTCCGGCAATGGCCCCAGCCGCCTCATCGGGTTCTGCCCGAACACGGTCTACAACAAGCTTCGCCGACACCCGCAGGTGGTGACGGACTTCAAGCACATGCAGGGCCTGAAGCTTCCGACCCGCCAGCAGCTCGCCGAGTACCTCGAGCTCGACGACTTGCTCGTCGCGAAGGCTTGGGAGAACACGGCGAACGAAGGCCAGGCGGCCTCGCTCGGTCGCATCTGGGGCAAGCACTTCGGCATCGTCCGCGTGGCCACCGCGCCTTCGACCCGCTCGGCCTCGTTCGGCTACACCTTCCGCTTCGGCGCGAAGACCACGGACGAGTGGTTCGACAAGGGCAAGGGCGTGAAGGGCGGCTACTTCTGCCGCGTCGGTCACGAAGTCGACGAGAAGGTCGTCGCTGGCGACACCGGCTACCTCATCGTCAACGCGGTGGCCTGATGGCGAAGGGCAATCGCCCGGCATCGTCGAGCGCGGAGGCTCCGGCCCTCGCGCTCGGCGGAGAGCCGGCCGCTTCGTCCGACGAGATTGCCGAGGCTTCGGCCGTCGACAGTCCCGAAGCTGGTGCGCCTCTCACCGAGGCCGCCGACCTTCTCCCCAAGGACCTGCCCTCTTCGGAGATGCTGGGCCTTGGCGACACGCTGAAGAGCCCCGATACGGAGCCGGAACCGGCCGTCAAAGGGCCTCGCGTGAAGGTGCACGCCCATGGCGGCGTCATGTGGGACGGCGTCCTCTACGAGGCCAACCGGGTCTTCGTGGTGGACACGTCGAAGCACACGGAAGACGAGTTCAATCGTCTCGTGGCCTCCGGAACCTTGGTCAAGCCTGAGTGAGAGGTGAGAGATGGCGCGAACGACGAAAGAGCAGTTCGAGCGCCGTCTCTCTCCATCCGTGATGGTGCGGATCTACGACGACAACAACGACGGCAATGCGGACTACGATCCGATTCTCCAGATTCTGGAGGATGCCTCGTCGAAGGTCGACTCGTACCTCGCACCACTCGGCGTGCTACCGCTCAGTGAGCCCTACCCGAACGAGGTGCTCCGTCTCGAATTGGACGTCGCCATGGCCTACGCGGCCCAGCGACATCCGGAGGCGGTCACCTCGTACTCGTGGAAGGACCTGATGGAGCAGGCAGAGAAGGACCTCTGCCGACTCCGCGACGGCAAGACGATGCTCGGGAAGTACCCACTGAGCCCCGACCCTCCCGCGAACCACGGCGGCGAAGTCTTCAACAACACCCAAAGCGCGATTGCGGCGGCGGACGCTGGGCAGACGAGCGGGTTCTGGGATGACCTGGGGGACTTCTAGCTTCTAGCCCACCACGACGGCCCTTCGGGGCAGGGCTACCGCCGCCCGCAAGGGTCGAGATGTCGACGGAGCACCCCGCAAGGGCTTTCCGTCGGCGGCTGGTTCGTCGTCCGAGTGCTTACGTTCCACTTGCCGCACCAATCGCACGCAGAAGGTGACAACGAATGATTCCGTCCGTAGGTCGCATCGTCCACTACCGTCTTCCCGCCGACGCCAAGCGAGCCGGAGAGATCCGGCCCGCCATCATCGTGAGAGTCAACGGCGACCCTTCTGCGCCTCTGACTTCGTGCAACCTCTACGTCCTGTTCGATGGACCGAACGACGCGGAGATCGAAGATGTCGACATCGTGGAGCACCAGCTTTCTTCGGATGAGGTCGGCGACTTCGCAACGGCACTGATAATAAATACTTCGTGGGTCGGGTCCGTGTGCCAGGGCACCGAGCCAGGCCAGTGGAGCGCGCCGCCGTTCGTCTCTCAGCTTTCTTAGAGCTCGCCCACCCAAGCGTGGAAGGAGTTTCGGGGCCGTCGCAATGCGGCCCCTGTCTCGCAGGGTAGGGCAGCGGTTAGCCCATCAGGCTCATAACCTGACTTCGGTCGGTTCGACTCCGACCTCTGCGACCGGAACAACGACGCGGAAAAGGCAGTGCACGGCCATCACGGCCGACCTGTGCCTGTCATGGGCCTTGCTCACCGTGTACCTCGTCGTCGTTCCAAGTCTCAACCAGGAGGCCCTCCCATGTTCTCCGTCTCCATCAACACGGCGGAGCTCGTCCAGGCGTGGGTAGGCGTTCGCGCGGCGGTGCGTGCTGGCGTTCGTCGCGGTGTCTCCCAGGGCGTCCAAGAGGGCGCTCAGGAGGCCCGCTCGCAGCACGCCTTCACCAACCGCACCGGCACGCTGGAGAAGTCGATTGAGGGCCGCCTGACGGGCAACAGGACGAGTGTCGGCGCAGCGCGAGGATCGAACAACCGAATCCCGACCGACCTGACCAGCCTTGGCGGTGACCTCGACGGCGCCCAGTTCGGCGAAATCAAGGCCTCCGCGGCCTACGCCTCGTTCGTCGAGAACGGCACCAAGCCGCACATGATCTTCCCGAAGCGCGTCTCCGCGCTCTCGTGGATCCCCATGGAAGGCGGGCCTCGACGCTTCGCCAAGTGGGTCAAGCACCCTGGAACGAAGCCGTACCCGTACATGTCGCTCGCCTACCTGAAGTGCGAGCGCGTGATGATCCGCGAGATTCAGCGAGGCGTAGCGGACGCCCAAGCCATCCTCGACCGCTGAGGTCTCCATGTCCGACCGCGAAGGCCTCCTCACTCTGCCGATGGTTGAGGCGGGAGACCCTGCCTCGTCCGCCGTCGGCGACCCGCTACTTGACGTCCTCGGCGCGTTCCTCATGGCCTCGGTCAATGCGGACACGAAGGCTGGATGGTCCGTCGTCACGCCGAGGCCGACGCCTCCGCACACCACGTCCGTCCCGATCTCGCGCGTCTTCACGCACAATCCGGACAAGTCCTCGTTCACGTCGTCGCAACTCCCCGCGCTCTTCCTCTGGCGAGCGTCGTGGCCGAAGCTGACGCCGTTCTCCCAAGACTGGAAGGCCCAGGTCTCCCAGGTCTCGGCGCTCTGGTGTCCTGCGCAGGAGTCCTTCGACAAGGACGCGATGCGCGACCCGATGCGGAATGCGATCGCCAAGTCGATCCACCGCAACATCGAACGCGGACGACATCCGGCGTGGAAGGTGGTTGGAGACACCGACCCGAAGGCTGAGGACTACGGCTCCTTCCTCCTGAACCAACTGAACGTCGCCAAGATTCAGGTGACGTCGCTCTCTCACGTCCCGCTGAGCATCACGAAGGGTGACCGCGAGTTCCCGTACGACGCGCTCCTCGCGAGCATTGAGGTCACGGAGCTCCTCGTCCCGCTCCTGGACGACTACTACGCCGACACCGGCCTGAATGGCGCGGTCACGCTGGGCGAGTCTCCGCTCACCTACCTGTCCTTCGAGTTCAAGCCGACAGTCTCGGCGGTATCGCCGTCGACCGGCACTCTCTCAGGCGGGACGACCATCACGGTCCGAGGTGCCCAGTTCTTCGAGGACGACAACCTCGACCCGCTGAACGTCCACGTGGGCGATGTCGCGTGCACGAACGTCGTCCTGGTGGACGGCAACACGATTACCGCCACGACGCCCGCAGGCGCGGCCGGGGCGCAGACGGTGAAGGT